CGACCAGGCGCATCTTTGCGACAGCGAAACGAGGTGACGAAATGGCTTGGTTTTCAAATCCGCTCCGTAGTGACAGCGGCGATGTTGTGCAGCCGGGCACGAGCGATGACTACTCGCGGCAAACGCTGTATGGCCACGAAAGAGACGACGCCGACAAACTTGCACCCGTGCCCCGGGAGAAGTTTACCCGCTTACGCGCTGAAGCGAGCGACGCGCGCGCGATGCGCCTGGTGCCTTACGCGGCGATGAAGGAATCGACCGAAAAAGCGCGGCAGGTGGACGCCCGTATCCGGGATTTGACCGTCCGCCATGGTTACGCGGAAACTCACCCCCTTGTCGTCGCCGAGCGGAAGAGCCTCGATGCGTTCAATTCAGAGGCGCGCCGCCTCAGTGACGAGTATCAGCGCCGCCAAGCGGCGTCAGAATCGCTGTTGCAGCTCGTCCAGCGACTCGAGGCCTACGTCGGCACCCTGCCGGCGGGCGTCGCGGCCGCGCCGCCGATCGCGCCGAAGCTCGCGAAGGGCGAGACACCCGTCCAGGCAGCGGAACGCACCCGCGCCGAACTGGCAAAGCTGCGTGACGAGCTCTTCGACGCTGAGAACGCGCCTTTGCCGAGCGTCGACGCAAAGAGGATCGCCCGCCGGCAGATCGAAGCCATGGCTGCCGCCGGTAGACCAAATGCGCTCGAATTGCTCGAGGGACGCAGCAAGTTTTCCTTCGCGAAAACACGCGGGCCAAGAATTCAGGTGAGCAGCAGCGGCGACCGCTCCCAGGCCATCGCCGACGATGTTTTTGATAGTGAAAGCACGTTCGCCTGGCTGCATCGCGACGCACTGATTGCCGCCGTTGAAGCAGCGATAGACCAGGACGCGGACGACTCCAGCGCCCTGAGCGACGAAGTTCGCGCGCAGCGCCTCGCCGAGACCAAAGCGAAGATCCTCGAGGCCGAGAGGCTCGAAGAGGCTTTTATCGTCGCCGCCCAGGAGGCCGGCGTCACGATCGCCCGCCGCAGCGACGTCGATCCGCGTGCCGTGCTCGGCCTCGCCGACTCCGCGCCAGCGCCGAATAGGGAGTGACGATCGTGACCACACACCTCGCGCACCTCGCGCATAGACCACTGGCGCTTCTGCCATCGGCCATCGATAGTTTCGCTCTGCGCTTCGCCGAGCCGGCTGCGCTAGCTCCGCAGCCCGAGGCAACGCGCTTCGTCGGCGCCCGCCCGGCGGGCGCGCCGTATCGTGCGCAGGGCGAGACTGCGATCATCAGCATCTTGAACCCGCTTGTCGGACGCGAAGGGCAGGGCTGGGGGACGACCTCCTATGAATTTTTGTCCTTCGCAATCGAGAGCGCCGCTAGCGACCCGAAGGTTCGAAGCCTGCTTTTAGACCTCGATAGCCCCGGCGGCCACGTCACGGGGATGACGGAGCTGGCCAGCACGATCCGTCGCGTCAACTCCTCGAAGCCTGTCACCGCGAGCGTGAACGGCCTGTGCTGCTCGGCCGGCTACTGCCTCGCATCGGCCGCGCGCAGCATCGTCACGACGCCAAGTTCGACGATCGGCAGTATCGGCGTCGTCATGGTTCACGGGGATTTCAGCCGCGCTCTCGACAAGGCCGGCGTGACGCCGAGCTTGGTTTTTGCCGGCGCGAAGAAGACGCAAGGGAACATGTATCAACCGCTGTCGCAGGACGATCGGGCAGCCTTGCAGAAGGAAGTCGACGGCTTTTATTCGATACTCTGCGCTTCCGTCGCCGCGGGACGCGGCTATCGCCTTACCGAGTCGGCGGCGCGTTCCACGGAAGCCGCAACCTACATCGGTAAGGACGCCGTGAAGGCTGGCCTCGCCGACACCATCGGCGGCTTCGACCAAGCGCTCGCCTCCGCGCGGCGCGCGGGAGTCGGCGCTACCCAACACGTCGTCAGCCTGCCGCCCGCTGCATCGGCGCCCAAGCCCCAACCCAAGGCCGAGGAGGCCGTGTGTTGGGACGCGATCGTCTCCGAACTCAACCGCAAACTGCATCCTTGGAGATGACCGTGAGCACCCACATTCAAATCACCATCCCGCACTACAGCGACGATGCGGAGGTTCAAGCGCAGTTCTCGAGCGCATACCTCGAGAGCTATCGAGAGAGCTACGAAGCGGGACGCCTCGAGGGGGTCCGCGAATCCTACGCTCAGTCCCTTGCGGAAGGTGAGGCCGAGGGCGCGCTCGCGCAGCGCGAGCGCTGTGCCGCGATCATAACCGCACCGGAAGCGCGCGGCCGGGAGAAGACAGCGCGCGCGCTGGCGCTCGAAACCGATCTTCCCGCAGATCAGGCGCTCGCGCTACTACGGTCCATGCCCGTAGCGTCATCGATCGGCGCACGCCAGGCGGACGTGATCATCAAACACTGAAGTCACGGGGCAGGTTCATGAGGGCGAGGCGGTGCGCCCAACAGCGGAAAGGTTCGATCGCGGCCCCGCAAAAACTATGACGCGTCAATCGAGCCATCACCGCCAGCACAGTCTCCATCATCGCCCGGTGTTTGTGACGGTCGACGATGGCGAAGGGCGAGGCGACCGGGTTTGTCCATTTTCCCGGTCCCTCGCTCAACACCTTGACGAGACGTGGAAATACCAATGTTTTCAAAACGATGGTTCCTTTTGACGAAAGGACAGTCCGATGCGGGCGGTGACCTCGATCGATTTGAGTGGGGAGTTTTTCGATTTTTGCGGTTCCGTTCCGTTTTGAGGCAGGGGGAGCGAAGTGAAAAGCCCGGAGATCGTCGAATTTGCGGATGATGCGCTTGTTCCGATCAAGCGCGCCTCTGAGCTTTTGGGGATTACCGACCGGCGCATTCGCGACCTTGCGAAGGATGGCTACATCCCGAAGGACAGCCGGGGGCTTGTTCCGCTCGTTGGGGCGATCCAGGGCTACATTCGGTTTTTGAAAGACGAAGAGCGGCGCACCGCGAAGAGCGCCGCCGCGGCCGACGTGCAGAAAGCGCGCGCCGAGCAAATCAGGCTCCGGATCGCGCGAGAGCAAGGGCTGCTCATTTACACCGACTCTTGCGAGCGAGTCGTTTCCGAGGTCCTCGGAGCGTTCCGCCAGCGCCTCGTTGGCGTGCCGGCGGCTTCCACGCGCGACCTAACCATCCGGCAGGCGATCGAAGACAATATTGAACGAGCCGTGGCAGAAGCTCGCGCCGATTTTGCAAAAAAGCGAGAAGAGCTTCTCGAAGAAGCAAAGAAAGGACGCCGAGAATGAAAATGCCGCCTTTTGATCCTGACGAACTCGCATCCGCCCCGCCTGGCAAGGTGCGCTTGGCCGACGCCATGAAGATGTTCGAGACGATCTTCGACGACGCGTGCCGTTCAATCGTCGACACACTGGTTGCAGACGCACGGCTAACAGACGCGGAGCGTTCCGACGCGATTGCCCGCGTCGAAGCCGCGACTGAGAACGCCCGGCTAAATTGCGCTGAGGCGCTGCTTGCAAAAATCGAAGGACGCCACTGATGTCAAACCTTACCAGCTCTTTGACTGTGAAGTTGATCGATGACGTGTCGAAGCCTGCGCGCTCGGTCAGCCAGGCTCTGAAGGACGCCGCGAACAACGCAAAAAGCGTTGCGCAGAGCATGGGCAAAGTGGGCAGCGGCGGCTTCAAAAACCAGCTCTCCGGCCTGAAGCTGACCGCGAAAGAGTTGCGGGCCGTGAAGGGCGAGTGGCTGAGCTACGCGAAGGTCCAGAAGGCCGCACTGGGCACGAACTGGGCGACGCAGGGCGCCGCCGCGATGCGCGCGTGGGAAAAGCAAGCGGTCTCTTCGATCAGGAAGGCGAAGGCCGCGCAAATGGCCTTCAACAAGTCGCTGACAATGGCGGGCGCCGGACAGGTGGCGGCGGGGGCGGCAGCGGGCCGGTTCGCAAAGCTACGGGCCGGCGCGGCTGATTTTGCGAGCTACGCCCTGCCGGGGACTGCCGGCATGGCCATGGGGCTTGGCGCCGGCGCGGTTGGCGGCCTGGCTGCGGGTGGCGCTGCGGCCTACGCGATCAAACAGGCCGTCAGCTTTGATAAGGCGATGGCCGAAGTCCGCAAGAAGGTGAATCTCGATGCTGGCGCTTCGATCGCCGACGTTGAGACGATGATAAACGCCAGCGCGCGGCGACTTGGCATTGCGCGCGAAGACGTCGCCGGGCTTGTCGCACAGGCGGGACAGGCGGGCGTAGAGTTTCGAGACCTCGCCGGCTTTATGGACCTCACCACGAAGGGCGCGATCGCGTTTGACCTGCCGGCCCGGGAGATGGCACAGAGCTTGGCGCAACTGAAGGCGTCGGCGAATCTGACCAATGCCGACCTCTCCGATATCGTGGACATGGTCAATACGCTGGGCGACAACTCCGCGTCGTCAGAAAAAAACATCGTGGAGATGCTTGGCCGTGCCGGCGCGGCGGCGAAGGCCGCCGGCGTTCCGTTGAAAGCGACGATGGCAATGACGACCGCTGCGAACAGCGTCGGCATGGAGCCGGAAGTCGCATCGCGATTTTTCACCGCCATGACGACGAAATTGCGCATTGCCGAGAACCTGCCGAAGAAGGCTCAGGAGGGTTTCAAGCAGCTCGGCCTCACCGCAAAACAAGTTGCGGAAGGCATGAAGCGCGACGCGACCGGGACAATCCTTGATTTCTTTAATCGGGTGAACAAATCGGCCAATTCCTCGTCGATCCTCGTCAATATCGTCGGCGAGCAGTGGCAGGATGAGACCCAGCGTCTTGGCCAGGCTATGGGCGAGGTGACGAAGAACCTGCAAACAGTCAACGACCCGTCAAAATGGAAGGGCAGCGCCGACAAGGCGCTCGACATCCAACTGCAAACCACCGCAAATCATCTGGAGCGACTTAAGGCGCTGACGAGCGAAGTCGGCGACCGCTTCAGCCGGTGGGCCTTGCCACCGATCAACGCGCAAATTGACTCGCTCCTGAAATCCTTCGACCAGTCGGCGGCGACCCATAAAACGGCAATCGACCTGGCGAAGAGCACGACGCCGGCCGGCCTCTCGGTCGCTGATTACGAGAAGCGCTTGAATTTAGGATTAGCCGACAAGCGCGCGCTGTATCGCCTCCCGGCTTTCGCCCAAGGCCCGGCGGCTGCGAAGCAGCGCCCGACAGGCGGCGTTGATGAATATGCCGATCGACTGCATCTCAATCGCCCGCAGCGCTCCAGCGCGCCGATGTTCCAGCAGATCGAAGGGGCAACGCCGCACATCGATCTGAAGAAAGTTGACGCGGCAAAAGCCGACGTTGTGGCCGCCGCCGCGCAGATGAAAGACGCATTGGAGTTTACAGCTGCGCCGCATGTCGACACGGGGGCGGCTATGGCGAGCCTCGACGCTCTGATTGCGAAGGCAAACGCGGCGAAACAGGCGATTGCAGGCGTTGGAGGAGCTGCGGCGAGCGCTACGGGCCAGGTCAACGCACTCTCCGCAGCGGTGGGCTCCGCGGGCTCCAAGGTTGGCAGCCTGAAGGCTGTCCAGAACACCAATTTCACGGCCTCGGGCCAGAAGGGCGAGTAAATGGCTGAAGAACCTGTTACCGCCGAGGCTGCCGCCAGCCTAGCCATTGAGCAAGGAAAGGTTATTGAGCAGCTCGTCTACCAAGCGTTCGCGCAAAACCTGCTTTTAAGGGCTCTTCTGCGCGACCTGGTTTCAACTGATCAGGGCTTGCTTGAGCGCCTCGCCGTGCTCGCCCAACCGGACCTCGAGGCCGCCGCTCCGGGCGTGCCCGAGGCCTTTGCGGCGATCTTGGCGGGCGTTGCGGGGGAAGAGACGGAAATCGGCCACTGAGCCCTCAATCGCGAGGGCAAAAAGTAACGTGGCCGTTTAGTTGTGGATCACGAACTTGTTGGCGAGGAACACAAGCGCGGCCAAGATAATGATGATCACGGGGAGGCCATATAAGGCGAAGGCTTGAGCCTCAGTCATCTTTGATGCCTCCAAGCAGGTGCGATGCGGTCAAATGTAGGGCCACAACTGCCATCAACCAAGTAAAAAAACTGCCAAGCAGCGCCAGCCAGCCGGGCTCACGATCCGGATTGCCATTGACGAAGGCTCCCGCGACAGGGGCGATCATGCCCACGGCAAAGCAGGCATTCGCCATATTATTCAATAGCGTAGCGAAGAGCTTGATGCGCTCGTCTCGAACCTTGCTCATTCCGCCTTTGCCTTTTTCAGCCGCACGCCCGGCCCCTCGCCATTCTCGTCGACGAAGATGACCCCGGCCGCCTCGAGGGCGGCCCGGATGGCGGCGACCGTGCGGGGCTTCAGCTCTTGACCATCCTCTAGCCTCACCACGGTGTCTGGAGAAACTTCCGCGATTTCAGCCAATTGCTTGACGGTCATTCTGAGAGCTGCGCGGGCCATGCGGCACTGGTCTGCATTCATTTTCCGAACACCATTTGGTTTTCCGCTTGACGAACGGAAAAACGAATCCTATCGTTTCCGTGCATTGAACTGAAAACCTATCACAAAACCAGCGCCGGGAAAGCCCTTCCCGGCGATCGCCGGAGGCATGTCCATGCACTGGAAAACCACAGCAACCCTGATCGCCCTCGCCCCCTTCGCGACCCTCTGGCTGGCCTTCGCCGCCGCAGAGACCGCCCGCGCCGTCGCCCTGATCCGCAAGGGAGGGCGCCGCAATGGCCGTTAATCCCGCCCTCGAAGCCGCGATCGCGGCGCACATAGCCGCCGACATGAGAGTTGAGGCCCATGAAGGCCCGGAAGATGTGCCGCTGTCCCTTGTCGATGCGGAGACCGCCGCCCTCGAAGCTCTCGCCCTCACGCCCTGCGACAATGACGCGGAGTTTTTCCACAAGCTCCGCTACATGCTGGACAACCAGCGCCGCGCCTATGGCCAGAACTGGACGCAATCCCTCGCCCCCGAAATTCTGACGGCGCTCAGCCTGCACTTGATGGACGGGGGCAAGCATGGCTGAGCCCCTCACCCTCCTCAACGTCGTGGACCGCCTCCACGTGCTCGTAGATCACGCCCGCGCGGTTGAATTCGCCTGCAAGGGCGCGGACCTCGACGCAGACGTGACGGCGGCGCTGCTTGAACTGACGATGCAGCACCATGACCAGCTCAAGGAATTGCTGAACGAGCTGGAGGCGCAGACCGACGCCGAACGGGAGCGCCAGGCATGCTGATTCAGCTCCCCGCGCGCCGGGGCTCTCCCCGGACCTTCGTTGAGCCGTCCCCGGGGCTCGATCGGCGAGTCTCGCGCGCCCTCGACGCTCTCGGCGACCTCGACCTCCCGGACCTCCCCGGCCTCCCCGAACTCGGCGCGGCCTTGGTCGCGATCGCGGACGAGCTGCAGGACGATCCCGACCTCGAGCCCGAGGAGGATGCGGACTGCGAGGAAGAGCGACTGCCGCTTTTCGCTGCGGCTGGGCTACTCCGCCGCTAACCCTCGCCCCCGCGCACGCGCGGAGCGGCCCTCGCACTGGTCGGTTTGATACGGCAGCGGCGCGAGGAACGGCCTACTGTGGGGCGTCTCCATAGGCCAAGGGCAGTCCGAAAGATCGAAGCCCGGAGACCGGCGCGACGGCAGCGCCGAAAGTAGCGATCGACTGGCAGGGCGCCGCTTGCACCTGCCGGGCCTGATGCGACGGCCGGCTCCGATGAGCAAGCAAGATCGCAGGGGCATGGGGACAACCTCAGCCGATGCGCTGGGGCTTGTCGTCCTATGCCCTCGCTCAGACCTCACCAATGAGCAATCACGATGCAGCTATCCCTTATCCCAAAGCCAGAATCGCAAGACGCGCGTGCACGCGACGCGTGCGCAAGCGCGGGTGGATCGATCGCCGATCTTGTAGCGCTTGTGGAGCGCCTCGCCGCGGAGAGACGCAGCGTCAATCAAATCCTCGCGGCCGTGCGTGCGTTTGAAGCTCAGGCCGCTATCCCCGTAGCGCCCGCCTCCGTGTGGCTGCCCAGCGGCTCGCCTGAGTGGAAGGCCTGGGCGGACTATCGGGGGAAGTCGGCTCCGATCGACCGCAATGGCGGCTGGAGATTTCCAAGCAGATGGCCGCCCGAGATGCAGGCGGCGGAGTAGGAGAACAGCATGATCAGATACACAGTGTGGGTCGCCGGAGTCGTGATCCGCGTCAAACTCGCCCGGGTGCTCATGTGGCTGGCCACAGCGACCGATCGGCCGCAGGGCGCATGCATGCGCCTCGCGGCCCGGCTGATTGACGCCGTGGAGGATGATTTCAAACGGAGACCGATATGACCCAGGAATCGAAGAGAAAGCCAACCGATCTTGAGGCGCTGCTTGTGAAGGAAGCTCAGCGTGTTGCGCTGGATATGGTCGCGAAGGCGAGGAAGAAGCAACCGAGTGCGCGGCACATTCCCGATTATGAGGAAGCGGCGTCTAAGATTCCATCATGGGACGCCGAAACTGTCGATGCTGTCATCCGGGCCGGAATAAAATGGTGGCTTGAGATGGAGGTCCGGCGGAGACGATCATGAGCAACGGATACGACCGCGCCGCCATCATGCGGGACGCGCACCGCCGCTTCAGGGATGGCCAGCGTCTCAACTTGGGATGGTCATTCGGCCAGTGCCTCAGCACGGCATGGGCCGCCGCGAAGATGCGGCGGGCCGGAACGCACCGGATGGCGGCATAGGTTTCTGACATTGGTCTGTCAGATCGAATGTCAGAAATAAAAGCGCTCACGAAGCGCCGGCTCGCCGATGAATACGACGCGGCGCAGGAACGGGGTGAGGTTCAAAAGCACGGCGGCCAAGGGAAAAGGGATGTTCCGAAGGAGAACATCCCTACCGTGAAAGATATCGGCTTAACTCGCAAGCAGATTCATGAGGCGCGTGAAATTCGTGATGCTGAAAAAGCATCACCCGGCATTGTCCGTCAGACGCTCAATGAAAAGCTCGACGCCGGGCGAAGAAGGGGAGGATTTATTCCTTGCCCGCCTCTCCCGTTGTGATTATCTTCCCATTCTCGGCTCAAGGCCGCGAAGAACGCTCGGACCTCGGATGGACAGGCCGGGCGTTTTTTATGGGGGAAGCATGGCGAATTTCAAGGCCAGGTATTCCATCGCTGACGTGATCCTTGCCGCGAATCTCGCCGGCGCCGGGAAGTCGGCAGCGGAGATAACCGCCGCTCTGAAGTTCCCCTGCATTCGATCCACTTACGACCTCCTGAGCCGCCACGGGCTCAGCCTGGTCCCCAAGAATAGCGGGCAGACGTGTATCCGGCTCATGGTCGCGGAGAAGGCGGTTGACGCCGGGATGGCGGTTGCGACGGCCCAGGAGCGCGACCCAGCGCGCTCTATGGCGCTGGCGCTTGAGGAACTGCTTCTCTCGCCCAACACGTTCAAAGATCTTCTGGCGGCGGCGGAGAGGCGGCGGAAGTAGCGCGCTCGCTGAAAGCAGCGAGCGGCAAAATCAAGGACATAGCTGGTCAGTTCCGCTTTGACAGCGCTGTCAAACCTGTGGGCTTGACAAAATGCGACGCATTTCTCCACAATGCGACTCGCGTCGGGGTATTACCTCGTCTTGCTCACGTGTTACGAGTGGCTGTCCCCCCGACAAGCGGGACGTTCTGGACGTGAGCGCTCGCACATGACCGACGTTGTTTCCACATCCTCATACAAGCGCCTTCGGCCTGTCATTTCCCCTCGCGTCTTGAGGCGCATGGAAGCGGCCGCTTACCTTGGCGTCTCGCCGGGGTCCTTCGACACGATGGTCAAGGACGGCACGGTGCCACAGCCGAAAGTGATGACTCCGAACATTGTAGGTTGGGACGTCGCCGACCTGGACGCGTTTGTCGATTCGCTCCCGTATCGGGATGGGTCGCTGGAAAGCAAATCCGACCCGTCAGAGCCTTCGTCCGAATTGGACCGGATGCTTAAGATCGCCTGATCATGCCGCGCCGCCGTCCATATCCTTACCTGAAAAAGGACGTGTCCAGGCATGGCCAGGTGCGCTGGTATCTGCGGCGCTACGTCGATGGCGTCGAGACGCTGGTGCGTCTCCCGGACTATCCCGGCGCGTCGAAAGAGGCCGAGGCGGCCTATTACGCGGCGATTGAGGACAAGCCGATTGTCAAAGTTGAGCCGGGGGCGAGTCGCTTCGGGGCAGGGACGTTCGGCAACCTATGCGGACGCTATCTCGGCTCCCCGAAATTTCTGAGCCTGGCGCCGATCACCCAGACCGGATATCGGCGCCAGATAGACGCTCTTCGCCGTGAGTTCGGACAGATCCCGTATGTCGACTTCAGGCGGCGTCACATCGTCGCGATCATTGAGCGCAAGGCGGACAGGCCAGGAGAAGCAAACAACGTCCTGAAGGCCCTCCAAGCGCTTTTCACCTATGCCGTCAAAGCCGACATTCTCGAGCGCTCTCCGGCCGCAGGGGTCGAAAAGCTGCAGGTGACGACCGATCGGGCAGGGGGCGCCTTGCCATGGACGGACGAACACGCGGCTACGTTTCGCGGCCGCTGGCCTCTTGGCTCGCCGCAGCGGACCCTCATGGAAATCATGTGGAACACGACGCTGCGGATTGGTGACGCTCTCTTGCTCGGCCCACAGCACGTCCGCAACGGGCGCGTGACCATCGTCACTCATAAGAAGGGCGTTACGGTTGATATGCGGGTTCTTCCCGAGCTGGCAGCGGCGCTTAGCGCCGCGCCGGCGGCGCACCTTACCTACCTCGCCACGCAAGGGGGCCGGACGCGCTCAGCCAAGGCCGCCTATACGTGGTTTTCGGGGGCGGCCAAGGCGGCCGGGCTCCCGCCCGGCTACACAGCCCACGGCTGCCGCAAGGGCCGTCTCACTGAAGCCGCAGATCGGGGGGCGAGCGATCAGCAGCTTGTCGCCCTCGCCGGGCATACCTCGGCAAAGTCGCTCGCGCCATACCTCAAGAAGATGAACCGGGGCCGTCTCGCAGATGATGGTCTCTCTCTCCTGGACGAAGACGCCCGGGACAGAAACCGAACAGGGATTGGCGCACCTAGCAAAAAAGTGCGCCAGAAAAAGTCGCAACGCTTTGATTGTGAAGGAGAATAAAATGGGATTGGCAGGAGTGGAGGGGCGCTCACAATCGCTTGCAAAAACAAGCTCTTGTGAATGGCGCACCCCTCAAGCCCCGATCATTGAAGGCAAAGGGCTTTCTTCAGGATCGGCACACCAACTTACGACACGGGCGCATCGGGATCAACTCGACCTCTTCGGCCCACCGCCTCCCGAAATAGAAGGGCCTCCATCGCGCCACGATGGAGGCCCAGACGAGACGATCACCTGGGGGCAGGTTAAATCGACGGGCGGGACTATCCGCCCCGCGACTGGCGAGAACAAGCACACCGCTCCCGCGCCGGCCGCCTGGTTTCAGGAAGTCCGCGCCGCGCGCCTCCCGATCGGCGCAACGTCCGTCGCCCGTATCCTCGCCGAGAATGCCGGCAAGCCCCTGACGGTCGCCCAGATCGCCCAGGAGACCAGACTCGCCCTCTTCTCCGTCCGGCGCTCTACCCGCCGCCTTCAGGCGGCCGGGTTCCTCCACGTCGACTTCTCCCGCGGCCATAGGCCCAACCGTTACACCCTGACTGTTCCCGGAGGCGTCCAATGAGTGCCTCTCAGACGATCACCCTTGACCGCCAGCGCATCAAAGACGGAGCCAGGAAGGGCGAGGCAACGGCCGCCTTCGTCTTGACTCTCGAAGATGCCCAGGGCTCGCGCATCCTCTGGCGCGGCTTTAACCGCGCCGCGGGCCTCGAGGCCGCGAAGAGCTGGACAGATCGGGCTGCCCGCTTCGTCGACAAGACGGAGACGTGCCAATGAGCGCGCCCCCGAACCCCAAGCAGGGGGAGGCCCTGCCGCTCGCACGCAGCTCCGCAACCATGCTTTACGGATGGATCCTGCGCGCGGAGCTGCAAAAGCTGCTCCCGTCGTTCCTAGAGCGCGGAGGAGACCCGTATCCCTGGGCATACTGCGCCGCCACGACTCTTGATGCGATCGCCCCCGGCCGCAACCGCGTCCTGTTCATGCCTAGCGGCCACGCATATCGCGGGAAATATTTCCGCACATGGGCCGAGTGCACGCCCCAGAACATTCTGTGCGAGGGCAAGAACCGCCTCGCCCTGACACTCGACGAAGTGCCGAGCGCAATCCTTCGCGCGGCTGAGGCCGCGTGCAAGGCCGCCGGCAAGCGTCGGTTTCACATCTTCCTGAAGGGCTCGACGATCGCCCGAATGCTCGGCGTGACGCAGGCCGAGCGCGAGCGCCTCGGGCTGCGATTGATCGGAGCCATAGACACGGGGACGCAGATGGACGCGGCTGAGAAAAAGCGCGAGCGCGATCGGCGTCGCGACGAATGCAAACGGCGGGAGGCAGGGGCGAAGCCCAGGAGTGAAACCGCAGCGGAGCAGGCGAGACAGGAGGGGATTTCCCCGGCGACATTACGCAAACGCAAGCAGCGCGAGCGGGAACGCCAGGCCCAACATGTCACGTTTTCCTCGCCTCTTAATGCAGGGCCGAATGTCACGCATTCCTCGCCACTTCATGAGGCTGAAAACACTATTTTAAATCAGGTGGATAAAGAGCGCGAAATGAAGCATGTCACGCTTTCCTCGCCTCACAAATATTACGAAGTAATATCCTCTGTGGCCCACGACCTGCCTTCCGATGAACCCCAGCCAGCGGGGGAAGCGGATAGCAATCCGGCGGCGGCGGCGCTCGAAGGCGCCGCGTCCGAACCGACCGCAGCGGAACCGGCAACCACCCAGCCGGAGACCATCGCCACCGTCACCTCGCCGGGGAGCCGCCGCTACACATTGCAGCCAAAGCCGCTTGTCCTGATCGACGGCTTCCCTGTCCAAATCTTCCACTGGATCGGATGCGGCGCGCATAGCGCCGCCGCCCAGATGCAGCGACTCGCCGAGAGCGGGGCGCGGGGCGCGTTCGTCCTGTCTGAAATGGAGCGGATTCTTTTCGGGGAGCATGATCTGCTCGCCAAGCGAATGACCGGGCTTGGCGCGGACGAAGACGAAATCTGGCGCGCCATCGTCGCGATGGACGACAAGACCGGCGATCTGAATGCCGAAGCGCGCGAGATGGGCGTCCCGCTCGCCGATATGTGGCTTCCCGATAACTCGCCGGCGCCGATCCCGCCCTCACCGGATGGCCGCGCCTGGCGCGCGGCCGCGTGACGGGAGCAACGATGACCCCCGCCGCTGCCCTCTCCCGCCTTCGCGAGATAGCCGCCGCTCGCCGCTCACTGGACGCTGAAGAGGAACGATTGCTCGAGCAGCTCGCCGCCGCGCCCGAAGGCGCGCGGGCCGCGCCGGAGAGGCTCATCGACACATCCAAAGCCAGGCGCATCGCAGGCGTCGAGAACAGCACGCTCTACCGCTGGGCACGCCGTTACGACCTCGGGCGCAAGATCGGGGGCACGTGGCGCTTCGATGAGACCTCCCTGCGCGCCTTCGTCGCCGGGCGTGGCGAAGTTGGCGCGGCCGATGGCGAAGTTGGCGCGGTCGCAGGGATTCACAACGCTCCCGACCAGGCGCATCTTTGCGACAGCGAAACGAGGTGACGAAATGGCTTGGTTTTCAAATCCGCTCCGTAGTGACAGCGGCGATGTTGTGCAGCCGGGCACGAGCGATGACTACTCGCGGCAAA